CGGAAGCCCCAGATAGGCCGACCAAACCATGGAACAGCGCCAGCTTTCCGGGTCAAGGTAGTTCAGGTATTCCGACTCATGGCCAAAGGGCACGGTTCGCTCCAAAACATAGCCCTTTCGTTTCAGCCACTCGGACAGGCAGATTCGTTCAAATTGAGCGTTAAAAGCCCACTTGATCACATCGTCCGAGAGAAAGGCGGAGATAAGGTCTATCGGCACCGACTCACCATTGGCAAGGTCAATCGTCTGCACTTCGCCACCATCTACAGCATAGGAGATGAGGAGAATATCAAAATCGGGAGCTTCGACGTAGCGGTAGACACCCGCTTTACTTAGGTTCTCTGAAGAAAAAGTTTCAATGTCTAAGGATAGGTATTTCATAGGCACCTCTTAAAGCGAAGGGGCGAGGCTTTTGACCCCGCCCCCGGCAGTTACTGTTCTTTGACTCGCTTCCAGACAGCCTTGCCGAACTGATAGACGGCGTAGAATGGCAGGAAGGCCGCAAGTCCGCCTAAAATGAAGGCATTGAAGGCGATGTACACTTCCTTGAAAAGATCTGCAAACATCGGCCTGCCTCCTTACGACAAGAAGTCATCGTCATCGCTCAGGTCGCCGAAGTCGGACTCGGCGCTGGCACGGCTTCCGAGCGGCTTGCCGTCACGGATTTTCTGAAGGTTGTTCAGGCCGCAGGCGATGCCCCGATTGCCGTTCGAGTTGAATGCGTAGAAGGTGATGGATACTCTGCCATACACACCGCTGTAGACTTCGGAGCGGTCGAGAATCGGGTTCACATCGGCATCGACAATGCCAGGAGCTGTGGCCGAGTTGGCATTGATAAAGTAACTGTTGGCATAGGCTTCATCATCCGGGCGCTCTACGTCACCGTCACGAAGCGGCAGCTTGATGGAATTTAGAGCCGGCACCGTGCGGCTGTTTCCCTTGAGTTTGGCTTCGCCTTCCTTGTAGGCGGCTTCAATGGCTTTCTTGATGGCATCCAGCGTCTCTTTATCTGACTTTGGAATGATCAGCGAGACCGAGAACTTCGGCGTACCGCCGTTGATGGATTTTGCTTCCCACACGTTGGCATAGCTCCAGCGTGTATCTTTGCCTGTGATAACCTTCATTGGATTTGATTTACTCATGAGTGGTTTCCTCCTTAAACTCATCTAAAATAGTTGTCATTTCCGGTCTTTTATCGCTGTCCGGTACCAGCGTCGGTTTGCCTTGTGGCTTGATAATGAGGTCTCCCAAGATTTCGCTGAATTGCTTTCGTCCAAGGAGAGTTGTCATGGCTGTGATGCCTAGGAGTTTCTTTTCATAGGGATCAAAGCCGGCTTGTTCTACTGCCTGGGCGACTTTCACATCGTCCAGATACTTGCGGTTTGACCTGCCTTCGACCAGCTTGAAGCCGTGCCATTTCTTGCCCGACTTGGCGGCGGTCAGGGCATAGTCTTTGATGTCGTTTGCCCATGCGGTCAGCTCATCGAGCTGCCCTAAGATTTCTTCAATCTCCGTATCGGAGAGCAGGGGCGGTCTTTGGAATTCAAGCTTGGCCAGTTCCAGGTTGACCTCGGCCCTTTTGGCACAGGTCGCTTTGACCTTGCAGAACCGGCACCAGTCACCGGCCGTGAAGTCCCCCTTGCCGTCAAAAGCAAGAGCGGCAATTGGTCTCACTGTCTCATCGGCCCATGTGTAGAGGTCTTCTTTCTTCATCGTGAAAGAGCTGTAGTTGTCCCGCCTGGGCTGGATGATGGTCATCCTGACTTCATCGAAGTCATAGATGCCGTCAAAGAGCTGAAGGCAGCCGATGGCATAGAGCATGAGCTGCGGGTTTTCATGGGCATCGACGAGGACACCCGTCCCATACTTCATGTCAAATAAATGAAGTGTTTTGTCTGCGAGAATGACGCAGTCTGCAGTGCCGAAACCGCCCGGTACATAGTCGGAAAAGTCCAGCCGCTGCTCGATTAGGACAGCCGGGTCCGGTGTGGTTTTCCTGACCGCTTCCAGAGCTTCCAGGATGCGGTCGACATACTGCTCGGCGGCATCTTCCATCTCCTGTGAATACAGAGAAAGGTCGGGTATCGGGTCTTCCGCCTCCATGCCCAGCGCCAGCTTTAGCCGGAATTCACAAAGGGCATGAGCTTCCGATCCCTCACGGGCATACTCCGAAGCGAAGTCGGCTGCCTTCTCGTTCAGCCTTGCCGACGGCGGACAGTGGAGCCAGCGATCGGCACTGGATGCGGATAAGGTTGCGTGCTTTACCATTAGCCCAGTCCCTCCACATCCTTCAGCAGCGCTTCATAGTCTTCAGGTTTCACATCCGACAGACGCTCTGCGCCGTATTTTTTGATGAGTGCCTTCACGCCTTTGATAAGACCGGCTTGTGATTTTTTGGCCAGCACACCTCTCACATCGGACAAGGTGAGCTGTGGGATTGGTTCTTCCGTTTCTTCCTTGTCGCTTGCGATGGCGTTAGCCAGCAAAGCGATGCTCTCTGCCAGTGCACTCATGTCGTCTGCGACATCTTTCAGTAACTTGATGCGACTCATAGCTTGCCTCCTTCGTTTGTCGATTTCTGACCAGTTCATTTGCCATTCGCTTGGACAGGATGCTGATGGCGGTCAGAAGTCCGATTAGCTCCATGTCCATTGCTTGTCGTGCTTTCATAAGCATTTCCTCCTGTTCTGAGGGCTGCTATCGTGTGTCCCTCACTTCCCCCTTGGACAGAAAGGCTGGGTTTGAGTAAAAAAGCCCTGAAGTTTTTTAGGCTTCAGGGCAAAGTGAGTTAAATCCGGTCGGAAAGCTTATTCAGCAATTCAGCGAAGATGACACGTTTGCGGTTATTCACGGTCTTTTGAGAACAGCCGACTTGATCAGCAATGTCCCGTTCACTCAGTCCGTCCATAAACAGCAGGACAATTCTCTGGTCTCGGTTACTGAGAGAGGAAATGGCGAGATGGATCGCCTGGCGACGCTCCTTTTCCTCAAGCTCAGCGGCAATGTCCGTATCAGAAACAAGCGTGTCAGCTAAGGTGAGGCTTTCGTCATCATCTGAAATTGGAGCATCCAGGGATACCGTGTCGTTTCGGTGGTACTGACAGAGGTCGCAGTTTGCATCGCATGTGAAAAAGTACTTCTTAGGACAGAAACAACGGCCCGCTCTTTGCTCACGTTTTCTGATGCGGTAAACATCACGCATCAATTTCTGGTACTGTTCCTCAGTTACTGGGATGAGGTCGACACTGGTCTGGTCGTCAGGATGGCGCAGTGGAAAGTAGCGCTGGGTCTTGGGTTGGCTAAGATTGTCAAAGTTTTTCATAAAAAATCCTCCTTGGATTGGCTTTTTGCGAGCCATCGCAAGGAGGTTTGATGTCGGCCTGAATGGGAAAAAGTATGTACTTATCTGACCATTCGTTATATAATCGTTATGTGCGATTTACTGGGATTTGATATGACTTATCGCACTTAACTGCCGACATAAAAATGTCCCTGTGATTGCTCACAGGAACATCCGATTGTTAGTTGAGTTGGCAGACCATACTTAGTTGACTTAGTTCACTTAGTGGACTTGGTTTTTGAGGACAAATAATGAAAAAACGTGACAATTTAAGATTATGTGGAGGGGCGTTTTTCTTATTACTATTAGAAGCCCGCAAACAGAGATTGTCTGCGAAGGAATACTATGCAGGTTGCACAGACGGCCTCTCCGAACTTAATACATTAATTGGCTTGGCCAAGATTCTTGTCCCTGATTTGGAAGAACCATTCTCCTCGATGAAGAACACACTACAAGGGAACGTTCATGAGTTTAAGGCGTGCAAGAGTAATGGTGGGCAGTATTTTTGCTTTGCCGATCCTGCTGCTAGATCTTCATTTGATTCTGTCGTAAAAGAAAATTATCAAGTTGCATTACATCGAATGCAGGCATTCGTTCATTCTTTCCTTGAAGTAAGTGGAAGCATGAAAAAAGACGAGCGTCTAGTTCGAGCACTCGTCGATTTGATAGATTGTGATGATTCGATTGCAGATGAAACGCTGTTTTTTATCAACGAAGATGGTAGTGCCTCTACAAAGCGAGAACTTTTAAATACCAGCGATATATGTCTTGAATCTTTCCTATTAGGTATTTGGCACTTCGCTATATTACGCCCAGAAGGAAACGATATCGGAAGGGGAACTTTTGATATTCTATGCCCTCCCAAAGGTGGCGGAAAACGATCTTATGAGGGCCATTTAGGTGAAAATCTGAGTCTCAACTTTAATCTTGTTGTTTTAGGTGTTTCAGTGGGTGATGCTGATCCTACTACTGACGAGACCATCGATTTTGAAGTCGTAGATGATGATAAACAGTGGAATGACGGCCAGATGGGCTCAGATGAGAATGCCTTCAAAGGCTCTCAGCAACAGACCATATACAACCCTACGATATTTCAACAACAGGGAAATCACAATGTGCAGATAGCTCATGTGGATAAATTGAACATGAAGGATCTATGGAGTGATGATGAGCAATGAAATAAAAAAACATGACCCCAATGCTCTCGCTATTCCAGAGAATGCAAACGTGCAAATCGGGGATCGAAATTTGCAGGTGGGACGTGTAGATAATCTTAACCATACAATGATTATCTGCACTCCGATTTCTGAACAATCAGGTGATATTTCATCGCCTAAGTCTTTTAATACTGATCTTTACCACCTGTTTGTCGTTGAAGATGCACTGTCCGGGCGTTTCATCATTCCAAGTGATCGGGCATTAACCGAGAGTATTTCTCAACCAGTAAAAGAAAAATATGCTTGTTTATCAGCGGAAGCCATCAAAGAAATAAAATCTTTTCCGGCCATTTTTGCTACCGAGAATCATTACTACGGCAAAACCGACGATGGACATAACGCAAAGCTGGGATTTATCACAGATGTCAAAATTCAAGATAACGGCATAAAAATTTGTGCATCATATTTAATTGATGTGGCTCAACAAAAATTAAATGAATGCAGAGAAAAACTTGCAATCCAGGGAGCACCGTCATTCAACGAGTTTAATCGAACTCATTGGACAATTAAGAGAATCAATTTGATAGAAGTTCTGAGAGAAGAAGGACTTTTCCCTTTTTAACAGAGGAGACAAATACGTGGAAAACGAAAACATAAATATGACTGATGTAACAGAACCAGAAAAATGGGTGAATCTAGAGGATGTGGCTGATTACTTAAGTATGAGTAAGGATGCTGTACGTGCCTGGGTTCGCAGTGGCAAACTTCCTTCTTATAAGGCTGGAAAGATGTATAAATTCAAGCTCTCCGAAGTGGATGAGTGGGTTCGTGAAGGGCGCATAAAAGAGTGACGATAGGGGTGGAAAATGAAAGATAAAATAAAAGCTCCAATAGAACAGATTGAGTTAAATGCAGCAACCTATTGCGGCACTTCTTTCATGCCTACTCTGATTAATTTTTTCTATGGCAAGAACGGTACTGGGAAATCAACTATTGCTCGTGCAATTGCAGATGGCATAGGGATAAAATGGGGCATTGGAAAATCGCCGGAGAATTATGATGTCCTTGTTTATGATGATGATTTTCGTACGGCAAATCTGCAGAATTATGAAAACCTTGCTGGGGTCTTTACCATAAGCGAACAAAACATAAGTGTACAAAATCAAGTTTCCGAAAAGAGAGAGGAGCTGACGGTTCAGCAGAATTTACATACTGAATCCGGAGAAGAAATCAGCAAGATAAAAGCTGAACTCGAGGCGCTAAGAAATACATTCCAAAATGATATTTGGGAAAAATCGAGGGATATCCGAGAGGGCTTTGAAAAAACACAGGACGGCAGAAAGCAAAAAAGAACTTTTGCTGATGCTGTAGTTAATGTCAGCAAAACGCCAGTCAAAGGTAAGGCTGATGAAAAAGAAATGCGTGAGCTTTACGACACTGCGTTTGACGCATCTTCTCGGACATATAACATGTTTATTTTCCCAACTGATCAGCTCCCCTTATCAGAATTTTTATCAAAGGTTATTGTGAACTCTGCAAACACACCCTTTGCTGATTTTATGAAGCAAATCAATGCATCAAACTGGGTGCGTCAAGGGCATGAGCGTTATCATCAAGTAAGCCAAGACCAGTGCCCCTATTGTCAGCAAAAACTACCAGATGATTTTGAGGCCCAATTGGCGGCTTGTTTTGATTCTGCATATGAGGACAACCTCACTCAACTAAAAACTTATAAGCAGAATTACGAAGCAACAGCGGGTCGTATAGTGGGAGCTTTACAAAACAATCTTGCCGATCCATTCCCCAAGTTTGACTACGGTGAGTACAAAGATAAGTTAACTATCCTGGTAAAAACAACAGAAGAAAACGTCAGAGCTATTACCGATAAGATTAATGACCCGACGCTTGCCGTCGAACTTCAGGATACATTAGCTTTGTTGTGTGAGCTTTCCGACATCATCGAAATAGTTAATCGGAAAATTAAGAAGAATAATGATGTAGTAAACGCCAAACAACAAAAACAAAATGAATGTAAGAAGATGGTATGGGGGCATATCGCATTTCTACTGGATGCCGACGTATCGAGTTACTTGGAGAGCAAGTCAAAGCTGGAAGAAGATTTAAAGGTTGCAGAAAAAACAAACTCGGACGCTGATAAAGCCGCCAGAAAGATACAAAGTGAAATAGCAACGTTGAACAGACAGACTATTAACACATCTGCGGCTGTTGACAGCATTAATTTACTACTGCGTGATTCGGGATTTCAGGGGTTTGCTTTAAGAGAAAAACACAATGTGCCCAATGTTTATGAGGTAGTTAGGGAAAACGGATCAGTTGCGGATAAGCTAAGCGAAGGCGAAAGAAACTTCATTGCTTTTCTATATTTTAATGAGCTTGTCAAAGGGACGCTAAGTTCCGATGGCACAATGAGGTCCAAAATAGTTGTTATAGATGATCCCGTTTCAAGCATGGACAGCAGCACCTTATTTATTGTCAGTGCTCTGGTTAGGGAGATGGTCGAGGTGTGCCATAACAATGCAGAATACTTGGCCAATACAGGACGGGGCGACTATATCAAACAAATTTTCGTCCTGACTCATAATACCTACTTTCATCGAGAGATTACGTATAATCAGGCTGGTCGATATCATTTCGTTTCTTTCCACCTAGTTGAAAAAACGGACAACTCATCTAATGTCCGCTTGTGCACTCGGAGAAAATCTGAAGCTCCCACAGCTCTGGAAAACTATAATCCGGTTCTCAATTCTTATGCCGCTCTTTGGAGTGAGTACAAGGAAGTAAGCTCTGAAATTCCGTTGGTCAACGTGGTAAGAAGAATTCTCGAATATTATTTTCTTCAGCTTTGTGGCTACGAAGGAACAGATCTGCGGGATAGGATTCTAGTGGCAAACAAAGAGAAGTTCATTGAAGTGCTGGAAGACGGCACATCTGATATTACGAAGTACCAAGTTGCTAGTAGCTTGCTCTCCTACATTGCATCGGGCGAAGTAAATTTTATAAGTGATGGACTTAACTATGTGTCTGGAAGCATGGGTGTAGACCAATGCCGAGAGACGTTCGAGATGATTTTCCGCTTGATGGGGCAGGGACAACATTATGAGATGATGATGGGAAACGATAACTACAATTGATTTATATGGAGGTTTTTAATTGATGAATGATTTTTATTTTGCGGATTTTGTTTCAAAAATTGAAACTGTTTTAGACAGCATGAAAAATGAGTTTTCTCGTAGTAATTCTCCTACCGATTTTGAGAAGTTTGTAGTTGAGGCATCTAAGCAAGTGATTGAATCTAATCAACTTGATTGTTTAATCGACTATACCGAAGGCGGGCATTCATTCCCAGATATTGTATATTCATTTGGCAACGGAAAAAAATACGGGATTGAAGTGAAAAGCTCTACTAATGCAAATAGCCCTGATAACTCATGGGGCATACTTGGTAATAGCATACTGGGGAGTACTAGAGTTGATGTAGATGACCTGTATATTGTGTTTATAAAGATCAATAAAAATGGGTGTTTTATTAAAAGCGCAAGATATGAAAATTCGGTATCAGACGTTGTTGTTACTCACAGTCCAAGATATAAGCTAGATCTCGCCCAAAACCCCACGGATTCTTTTTTTCACAAAAGTGGTATAAGTTATAACGAAATGAAGTCATCTTCTGATCCGATAGGCTTAGTAACCGAGTATTTTAGACAGCAGGGGTTAACAGCATGGTGGATTGCCGAGAGCACCCCTGCAGCCATCAAGACTTGGGAGGAAGTTGAACTGACAGAAAGAAAGAAAATCTTAGCACAAGCATTCGTTTTATTCCCAGAACTCATTTACTCTACAGGATCTAAAAAGTATAAGAGGTTGGCAAAATGGCTTGTTGCTAATTATAGTATTGTTGATTCAAGCTTGCGTGATAAGTTCTCTGCAGGGGGAAGAGTTGATATAAAGGTTAGAGGTGTTCTTTTTGAAAAGCTTCCTCAAGTGTTGGGAACCTTAATGGATCACTTCTCTGAATTCAAAAAAAGCATACAAAACACAAGTCTTGATGATCTTTGTCTGAATTGGGATGATTATTCTGCAGAGGTAGATTCAACCCAGGCCAGATACGAGTATTGGTATAATTGCTTGTCCACAAATCTTAAATCTGCACACCCTGATGAGTTGGATTTTGTAACGAGTCTATTATCCGAAGTATACAGGCCATAATTTCTCTATCCTTTTAGCAATATGGTAGCCTAGTAAGGGCGGAACAGCATTACCAATCATCTTATATGCACTGGTTGCAGAGACACCGTTTCTACAAAATTGATAATTATCTGGAAACGTTTGTATCCTAGCGCATTCTCGAATGGTCAGTCTCCGCTCTTTTAGACCCTCATCCAACTCTTCATAATTTGTCCCACCATTTTTTCTTGACAGCCTTCTGAATTCGATGTTTCCATGATGCTCTGACCGAATAGTCGGTGATATTCCGTTGAGGTCAACTTCGATTTGACCTTGGCAATGAGCACCCATAAATTTTGCTTTTGAATACCGTTGTTGGTCAATATCTTCTGATTTATCTGGCTCATCCAAGTCTCCCAACACTTCTTTGAGTGTGATATAAGGCCTTAAACCAGGCATGGATTGACGTGAATGAGTTATTTCTGGATAGGGGTCAAGTTCAGGGTTGTTCTCAATATTCCGAAGCTTTTCTAAAATACCCGGCTGCAAAGCCGACTTTTTAACACCTAAAAAAATCACTCTTTCCCTGCTTTGCGAAACCCCATAATCCGCCGCTAATAAAACTCGAGCTGGGAATACGAAATAGCCACCATCGGAAATATTCGCAAAATCTGATTCTATTATTTCCTTAACATCGCCTAAATTTGTTAGTCCTTTTACATTCTCTGCAACAAAGAATTTTGGTTTTGTTATAGAAATTACATCACGCATCCACATATATAAATGGCCACGATTTTCGGATGTTGGCTCATCAACATCAAGTTTTCCGCCAGTGTGGGAATTTTCGGAATTAAAACCTAGTCTCTTACCTGCTACAGAAAAATCCTGACACGGAAATCCACCAGTAACAATATCAATGTTTTCAGGGAAAATATTGATATTGTTTTCTGTATGCAACTTTACTAAATCTACGATGCTATCAAGGCAGTAAACATGATGCTTATTTTCAAAAAACTCAGACCACGCAATCTGTGTTTCGGGTAAAATGTCATTTGCAAAAACTGTATTAAATCTAGTCTTAGGGAGCAGAAGACGATTGTCACGAGTTTTTACTACCTCCCAGTCAGGATGAATCCTAGAATTATATTGAGTTTCGAATATCTCAAAATGCCCTTCAAAGCCAAGATCTAAACCACCACAACCAGAAAACAATGACAATAATCTCAAGGGCTTTTCAATGGTTTTTACATTACACGGCTTTTGGGAATCGTATGGTAACAGCCACACACCACTTTGCTTAAAAGCTCCCTCGATTTTTTCTTGCCTGCAGTAATATTGAACTTGCCGTTCACTTACTTGCCATTCTTTTGCTTTATCTTGAACCGTTACATATTCCATCGGACAACCTCCTCTTCGTTCAAACGAACTATATTTAGTATAATTCGTTTGAACGAAATAGTAAAGCTGCAATCAGATTATTCGCTCTAATTTTTGAGTCTTTTACTCACAACCACAAAACTTGTCCAAGGGGATATTGAGAGGAAACTTTCAATATCCTTTTTTGATGGCTCCTCTCGAAATATTCCGAAAGGAGCTTTTTACATGAAACAGATGATTTTTGTCTGCTCGCCTTACCGGGGCGATATTGAGACAAACACAGAACTGGCAAGACGGTATTGCCGTTATGCCGTGGACAAAGGCTTCATCCCGATTGCGCCACATCTCTTATTTCCACAGTTCATGGATGACAACGATTCGGAGGAACGAAAGCAGGCCATTGAGATGAACCTCGGAATTTTACAGAGATGTAGTGAGCTTTGGGTCTTCGGTCGGGAAATCACCATCGGTATGTGGCAGGAAATCAAGGCAGCTCAGGAGCTTGAGATTCCTATTCACTATGTCGGTACGGAGGAGGTTTGAGAATGCGAGATTTACCTATTGCCTATGGCAGCAGCTGCTACGCCAAGAAATGGTCAAACAAAGTCATTACTTTTGATGAGTTAAAAGAACGGCTCAAGGTCACCATCCGTACACCTGAATCCGCTGAAGAATACAAGCGTATGACGAAGGCGGAGCGGCAGTCGGCCAAGGATCACGGCGGCTTTGTCGCCGGGGTTTTGACCGGAGGAAGAAGGCTCTCCAACACCGTGGCTTCCCGCTCCATGATTGCGCTCGACGGTGACTATATTGAACCAGAGTTTCTTGAGGACTTTGAATCGCTAACGCCTTATGCGTCCTGCTTTTATACGACCCACAGTCATACGCCGGAAGCCCCTAGAATCAGGATGATCTTTCCGCTCGTAAGGGACACAACTGCTGAGGAGTTTGTCGCTGTTGCTCGTTTTCTTGCTGATCTACTTGGCATTGACTATTTTGATTCCTGCTCCTACCTTCCGAACCAGCTCATGTACTGGCCAAGCACGCCTTCCAACGGTGAGTTTATTTTCAAAAAAGCGGATAAAGACTGGCTTGATCCGGACGATATCCTTGCCAAACATCCTGGCTGGAAAGATCCGGCGCAGTTGCCTACTTCCTCCAGGGAGAGTAGAGCCAATTCAACGGAAGTTAAAAAGGTACAAGATCCGCTTACGAAAACGGGCGTGGTCGGTCTTTTCAACCGCACCTATTTTCCCATCAGCACAGCGATGGAGGAGCTTTTGCCCGATATATATGAAGCAACAGACAATCCGAACCGTTACCACTTGATTGGCTCGGACAGCCTACCCGGTGTTGAGATCAAAGAAAACGGCAAGTTTGTCTACAGCCATCACGCAAAAGATATCGCCTATCTGAAACTCTGCAATGCTTTTGATCTCGTCCGTCTTCATAAGTTCGGTGATGACAAGAAAAGTTTCAATCAGATGTGCGAGTTTGCCATGTCGCTTGACAAGGTAAAGCTATCCGGCATGGAAGAAAAACGAAAGCAGGCCGGTGAGGATTTCAGCAGTGAGAATACGGACTGGCAGAAAGACCTGCAGTACATGTCCCGAAGCACCGTCCTTCAAAACAGTGTCTGGAACGAGATGCTGATTCTCAACAATGACCCCGACTTCGCCGGCTTTGCCTATAACGAGATGGCGCATCGGGTTCAGGTCACAGGCGAAGTGCCCTGGGATCGGCCGGCGGATAACAAGTTCTGGCGGGATGCCGACACAGCTCAGCTCAAAGCTCTGTTGGATGTTCGCTATGTGCCTTTTTCCGACCGCAACCATAACGTCAGCTTTACCAAGGTGGCTGATGACAGACGTTTTCACCCTATCAGAGACTATCTGGATTCCCTTCCTCCCTGGGATAAAACGGTGCGGGCGGAAACCCTCTTTATTCGTTACCTGAAGGCGGACGACACGAAGTATGTCCGCACGGTATCACGAAAGACCTTAGCTGCAGCAGTTGCCCGCATCTACGAGCCGGGCGTGAAGTTTGACAGCATGACGGTTATCGATGGGGCACAGGGCATCGGCAAGGGCACCATGTGGCGTTCCTTAGCTGGCGATGACTATTTCTCGGATTCCCTTTCGCTTACTGACATGAGCGACAAATCTGCCGCTGAGAAACTGCAAGGCTTTTGGATTATCGAGATCAGCGAACTTGCCGGAATGAAAAAAGCGGACATCGAAAAGGTCAAGTCCTTTCTATCCACAGCGGACGATAAATACCGACCCAGCTACGGCAAGGTCGTGGAAAGCCATCCCAGGCAGTGCATCATCGTCGCTACGGTCAATGGAGAGCGGGGCTATCTTCGTGACATCACAGGCAACCGTCGATTCTGGATTATTAAATGCCACCAGACGGAGCAGCGCGTGGACTGGACGATTACGCCCGAGGAGCGAGACCAGATCTGGGCGGAAGCCAAGTACTACTACGAACAGGGCGAGAAGCTCTATCTCGAAGGCGACCTTCTGCGGGCGGCGGAAGATGCCCAGAAGAGTGCGATGGAAGCGGACGAGCGTCAGGGTCTGGTTGAGGAGTATCTTTCCCGGCTCTTGCCGGACAACTGGGCGGATATGGATGTCTACGATCGTCGCAATTACCTCGAAGGCGATATTACATCGGACAAGGGTTCCATAAGGCGCACCGAGGTCAGCAATGCCGAGATCTGGTGTGAGTGCTTCGGCAGAAACCT